CTTGTTGTCGTAGGAGGTGATCAAAAAGTCGTTCTACAAACAAACGATAAGATTAAAGTGACATCAAGTGCTGCCTCCTCTTGTGATGTAATGATGAGTATATTGGAGATTACCTAATGGGTAGGTCTAAAGATTTAGCTTCAGGTGCTAGTTATGTAGATACATCTGGCGATACGATGACAGGTAACTTACTGTTAGGCAGTAATTCTATAGGATTAGGAACTACATCCCCAGACGCAAAAATACACGTTGAAGGTTCTATTTTAGTTGATGCTTTTAATGCTGGGAATGAGACAGGTATATTTTTTAGAGAAGGTTTTACAAGTTCTAATAAGTACAACCATTCTATTTTAGCTTATGATGATGATGGTTCTCCTGATGGCATTTCTATAAATGGTTATGGTGGAGTAAGTATTTGTACTGGATCAAACTCTAGGCAAGAACGTTTTAAGGTAGACAGTTCAGGCCGTGTGACAACACCTAATCAGCCTATGTTTGCTGTTAAGAATACTGAGACAGCTAATGGATATACACAAACCTATCTTCAAAGTTGGTCCACTGTTCAAGTAAATAGAGGTAGTCATTGGGATAGTTCTACTGGCCGCTTTACTGCGCCTGTTGCTGGTACTTATTACTTTGCATGGTGGGTACAGGAAGAAAGTTACTATGGGCAATGGGGAAGTAGTATAAACGCAGGATTTCATAAAAATGGAAGTGAGTATATTAGCTTTGGGAATGGTGGCATTGCTGATGACGCAAGCGAGGCATGGTTTACAATGAGTGCTTTAATTACTTTAAGTGCAAACGATTATGTGACCTTACGTTTTGATTGTAATGACACAGCGCCATCATTTGAAGGTGGTCAAGGTCAATTTTACGGTTATCTAATAGGTTAGGACACAGATATGGCATACATAGGACAATCTCTAACCGAAGGTACAAGAAGAGCGCAAACATATACAGCTACTGCTGGACAAACCACATTTAATGCTGTATACTCTATTGGAAACCTAGACGTATATCAAAACGGAATACTATTACAACCTGCTGATTACACAGCTACCACAGGAACTACAGTTGTGTTAGGCGCTGCTGCTGCATTAGACGATGAGATGACTATTATATCTCACAACATATTCAGCGTAGCAGATGCACCCACACTATCAGGTGGTGGTACATTTGCAAGCAGCATTAGAGCTACACTGTTTGATAGCGAACAACATAAGACTAAACTGGCATTGTTTCAGACTAATGATCAAACACTGTCGAATAACGTAACCATAGCAAGCACAGAGAATGCTAGTTGTAACGGACCTCTTGCGGTGACATCTGGTGTGACGCTTACAGTTAGTGGGAACTTGACAATCATATGAGTACTTTACACGTAGAAAACTTAAAAGGTCTTAGCTCTGGCGGTAATGCCAATAAGATTATTGTACCGTCTGGGCAGACGCTTACTGCTCCTGGTCATGTTATTCAGGTTGGTAGTGCAATTAGACAAACATATACAACCTTTACCTCATCAGCTTATGTAACTTCTGGTTTAGAACTAAGCTTTACTCCTAAATTTTCAAACTCTATGCTTCACGTTATGTGTACAAGTACGTTAGCCTCTTATGCAAATGCGGCAACAGTAGGTGCTGTATTTAAAAGAACGATAGGTGGTTCAGTCGCTTATAGTCCTCTTGGAACCACTGGTCATGGCAACATCAATACCCCTGACGGAGCAACTATGGCGGCTTATGGTGGGGCTGATGGTGCAGCAAATAATAGACAAGCTCCATTTACTATGGAGTGGTATGACACAACACATAATACAACAAGCTCAATTACATATACTGTAATGGTTGCTCAAAATAGTGGAAATGCTAGTCATGTGTGTGCAATGGGTGGTTTAGGAGACAACACTGGTTATCATGTCGTTAGTACTCTTTCAGTCAGGGAGATAGCCCAATGAGCATCCTGAAGGTAGACACCATAAACGAAAAGACTAGTGGTAATGGTGTGGCTATTCCAGGTCATGTTATTCAGGTTCAAAGAGCTTCAATAGGCGGTAATATAACTACTACATCATCAACTGCAGTAGCCACTGGTTTAGAGTGTGCTATTACACCAAAGTCTGCAACAAGTTTAATTAAAGTTCAATGTCTTGGCGGCAGAAGTTATGTTCAGGCTGGGCAACAATTAGACCTTAGTCTTTTTAAGGACGGGTCTAATGTAAATTCAGTTGGTACAGGCCGTTGGGAAAGTCAATACTCTGCAACAGACCATCATCATGGAGGTTATTCAGCTTGCTATTTTGAAACTGCTGGGTCTACTAGCGCAAGAACATATCAAGTCTATTTTGATGTTGGGTCTGGTACGATATATTTTAACAACTCACCAAGCGGAAGTAACGAATACATAGTACACCTTTTAGTTCAGGAGATAGCCCAATGAGTTCTATCTTAAAAGTTGATACGATACAGACTACCGCAGGGGCGGCTCCTAGACCTAAAGACATAGGTCTAACTTCTACAGGTATGCCTGTACAAGTTACACAAGCTCTTAGCGGCAGTCGAGTTACAGGATCAGGTAATAATACTTGGCACGAACTTAACTGTACTCACTCTATTACGCCCCTGTACAACGATAGTAAATTTATATGTCACTTTCATCAAAATGTTAGAATGTATATTACTAGTAACTCTGTTTGTAGAGCAGGTTTTAGACTAAAAAGAAAAATAGGTAGTAGTGGTTCATGGACAGTTTTAACAAACACTGCTGGTCATAGGGAGACTTTTCAAGTTAGACTTCCTTCAAGTGTAACTCAAGAATTTGGAGATGTTTATTCTGGAGATTATTTAGATGCGCCATCACACAATGGGTCTGATGTATATTATATGCTAGAAGGAAACATTGTAAGTGACAGCGGATCAGGCCATGCGATTCTTTCTTGGGAAGGAAATAGAGGTAACTGGATGAACATTACAGAAATAGTTGGCTAAAGGGGTCCAAATAAAATGACAGATACAGCAACAGCATTACAAGAACTAGGCGTAACAGAATGGGTGTTACGTGGAGAGCCAACAAACAAAGTTGAGTTTGAAGACATGTTCCGCAAGGTCATGGGTGCAGACAGCAACGGCTCTGCCATAGAAAGCTCAGACCCATCACACTTCGGTACAACGTGGGATGCAGTCAAAGCTAAGAAGGATGCCCTTGTAGCAGGAGAACCTATGAAGCTACTGCGTGAAGAACGTAACCGTAGAATAGCAGAGACAGACTGGTGGGCATCAAGTGACCTAACCCTGACTGATGCACAGAAGAAGTACAGAACTGACTTGCGTGACATAACAAAGACTGCAACCAGTTTAGATGATGTATCATGGCCTACAAAACCCTAGGAGTATAATATGGCAGAGATTAAAGTAACACTAACCGACACAGAACTAAAGTGTCTTGAGTATGCAGCAGCCTCACCACAGGACTGGGCTGATAATGCTTTGACTAACAGAGCGAGAATAGCCAAGGATGAGATCATTGCTGCTCTTGTAGCACACTGCAATGCTAACTCAGTAGCACTAGCTGTTGGTGAAGACGCACAGGTTACACAAGCGTTTGACCTGAAGGTTGTTAAGAAAGCCTCTGAAGAGTAAGGAATAGCAATGTCATACATTGGCACTGAACCTAAAGACATAAGATCATTTGGTAGAACTAAGTTTGACTACACTGCTACGCAGGGTCAGACAGCATTCACTGGTGCTGATGATGACGGTAAAGTATTAGCTTTTACTGTTGGACAGATAGAGGTATACGTTAACGGTATCCTCATGGATGACAGTGACTTCACCACAACTGGCACTGGTACAGTCACACTAGCAACTGCAGCTAATCTGAATGACGTTGTTAATGTTGTATCCTTTGAAACTAACATACCCGACAGTAACTATGTACCTGCTTCAGGCGGTACGTTTACTGGTAACGTAACCTTTAGTGGAACAACCTCTGGCATAGACATGAATGGTACAGAGCTTGTGTTAGATGCTGATGGGGATACTAGTATTACAGCAGACACAGATGATCATATTGACTTTAAAACAGCAGGTACAGATAGATTAAAAATTACAACAGACAAAGTTCAGTTTAATGTTGATGCAAAAGTAGATAGCGATAACGCAAGAGATTTAGGATCAGGAGGCGCACGTTGGAAAGACCTATACCTATCAGGCGGTGCTTACATTGGCGGCACTGCTGCAGCTAATTATTTTGATGACTACGAAGAGGGCGATTGGACTGCTGCTTTTGCATCACAGTATGGGTCTATAACAACAAACAGCAGTTACCAAACTGGCACATATACTAAAATTGGTAGGACAGTACATATTAACATTCATATTAGAGCAAGTGCTATTAGTAGCCCTAGTGGGAATTTGACTATTACTGGACTACCTTTTTCCACACCTAATAATACAGATTTGAGAACTTCGTTAGCACCAGCAATACATTTTAGTATGACAGGTATGGGTGGTGATGAACTTGTATTGGCTTATATAAGTAACAACTCCAATGTGATTAGTTTAGCATCTCAAAATGGAAACAATATTTATTCTGCTATTGCTGCTAGAGTTATAGCAGGTTCAGAGTTGTATATTGGAGGACATTATTCAATATAACACCCCAGTTGGATAACTGGGTAGTCAGTCCATAGCCAAAAGGAGATAAACAATGGCAACATTAACAGAAGAGACAGTTCAAGACAAAATCGAGATAGTATCAGATTTTAAAATGATTCAGATTAGAACCGCAACGATTATTAAAAAAGACGGTGTAGAGATTAGCAGATCATTCCATCGTCATGTTGTAGCCCCAGACGCAGACGTATCAGGCGAAAGTGATGATGTAAAAGCACTAGCTGCACAGTTTCACACAGACGCAATCAAGACAGCTTATGCTGCACACTTAGCGGAGAACGCACCCTAATGACAAGAGCAAGAGATGTAGCTAACCTCATAGGTTCTGGCAACTACAGTAGCACTACGTTCACAGCTACTGCAGGTCAGACTGTGTTTAGTATAGCACACACACAGAACTTTGTGCAGGTGTTTATGAATGGCTTGCTCTTAGACTTAACTGCAGACTACACAAGCAACGGATCAGCAGTAACACTTACATCAGGTGCAGCAGCAGGTGATGAGATAGAAGTTGTTGCATACAATACGTTCAGCGTTGGTGATGCACTCAACCAAGCAGCAGCCGATACGAGATACGTCAACACTTCTGGCGATACTATGAGTGGTGACCTTACAATAGACACTAACACGTTTCACGTTGATGTAGCTGACAATAGAGTAGGTGTAGGAACTACAACGCCTTATAAGCCCTTAACTATTTCTAGCGCTATAGGTGGATCAAAATCAGATTTATTAGATTTGCAGTCTAGCAATGCGGGTGGTGGTACTCAGCCAATGGTTAGATTTGGTACTGAAGCTGCTAACTCTAACACACTTGGCAGAATTGGTTTTATAGATATACCTAATTATGGTGGTGGCTTTGTTGTAGAAACAAATAGTACTGGTGGGGCTACTCATACAACAACCGAAAAGTTTAGAGTAGATAAAGACGGACGTGTAACAACGCCTAGTCAGCCAGCGTTTAAGGCACACTTAACGTCTACCCAAAATAACGTAACAGGTAATGGTGCAATACAATCATCTAGTTATGCTTGGACTTCTTTTTTTAATATTGGAAACCACTTTAGTTCAGGAACTTTTACTGCACCTGTGTCTGGTACTTATTTATTTGCTGGTCATTGGGCAACACTTGGTACTTCAATGGGGGATGCTTCTTATCATATATTTAGAATAAATAATAGTAATAGTACCATGAGAGCAAGTAGTGGTTTATCTATGTTTGATCCAAGGTCAATGGAGTGGGATCAAAACCAAGTTGTTTTTGGTGGTACTGGAATATTTTATTTAAGTGCCAATGATGCCGTTACTATGTACGGAGGTAATTTAGATTCTGGTTCAAACGATGTTGATGTTATTGGTGGTACTAATTGGAATACTACAATATTTTCAGGATACCTCATAGGTTAGGAGGAACACATGAGCAACGCAAGAAAACTAGCAGATAATCTTCCTACTGAGGGCAGTCTCTCTGGACGCAATGTTATTGTAAATGGTGCTATGACTATCTCACAGAGAGGTACTAGTTTTACTGGAGATGGTTACTCTTTAGATAGGATTTACCACCAACTATCTGGTGGTACTTCAACATTAACTCAAGAAACATTTGCTTTAGGAAGTGAGTTAGAGGGTTTTACAAAGTATGCTAAACAAGCAGTTAGCACAGGCAATAATTATTGTGGTATTTTATATAAAGTAGAAGATGTAAAATCTTTACCGCAAGGCAAAGCTACTTTTAGTTTTTATGCTAAAGGAACTAATCCAGCAGCAGGGTCTTTTGATGTTAAAATATATCGTATGCACAATGGTTCAACAATCTTTGATACTCTTTTAGATACAACTGTTACCTTAACCTCATCTTGGCAAAGGTTTACAAAAACATTTGATGTTGGCTCACTATCTGGAATGTCAACGCCTACAGCTAATAGTATAATTTACATTAGTATTAGACAGGCAGGATCAGATACAGGAACAGCAGCTTGGGAACTAAACCTAACTGGATTGCAGCTAGAAGCTGGGCCGCAAAGTACGCCCTTCGAGCATGAACCATTTGGAGTTACTTTAAGCAAGTGCCAAAGATATTATTGGCAAGCCTTTGGTTCAGGGCCACATTATTATGCTACTCAATATTCTGCTGGTTATAGATTTTTACAAGTAGATTTTGTACAACAAATGAGAGTAACCCCAACTGCTACAGTTTCATATGCTGGTGGTTCTAATCTTACAAGTTATTTACCGAATAGACAACATTTTAAAGCATACCTTGCAGCGGCTCATGACAATACCGCTAGTCACAGAAGTGACAGTTTAAAATTAGATGCGGAGCTATAAATGAATATTACAAAAGCAAAACATAATAAATTTGAGGGTCAGGATACTGGTTGTGTAACAGCAACAATAGATGGCGTAGAACTGCAAGTTCCAAAAGATATAGGCAACCGACATTATGCAGCCATACAAGAATGGGTGGCAGAGGGTAACACCATAGCAGAGGCCGACTAATGTTCGGCTTTGCTGCAGTATCAGAGACACCGTTCTCAGCAGAACTAACTAAGTACAGCATAGGTGTTGTACCAGCTTCTGTATCTGCACAAGCCATACTAGGTACTACAACATTCTCTGGGGGTGTTAATCTTCCTGCTTTAACAGGGGTTTCTGCTACATTAGCTAACACTGCACTTGACATTACAGGTAAAGCAAATATAACTACTGCTAACGTAGCAAGCACTACAAGTATAGCAGCACTAACACTTACAGGTAAAGCAAACGTTACACACCCTTCACTGCTAGGAACATTTACAGCTAACTTACCAAGCATAACAGGTGTAGCTAATACAAACCTACCATCACAAGGTGCTATCTCTGGTGCAGTCTTTGGTGACAATGTACAACCAACAGGTAACAACTATACAGTAACAGTAGCTAATAGCGGAAGTGGTAACAAGTATTACATAGATGGTGTAGAGGCTGCTGCACTAACACTAGTAACAGGATTAACATATGTCTTTGATGTAAGTGACAGCAGCAACAGTGGACACCCATTTAGATTTAAAGATGCTTCTGGTAACACTCTATCTGCAGGAGTAACCGTAAGTGGAACAGCAGGACAATCAGGAGCAACAGTAACTTATGTAGTACCTACTGTAGGTACACAACCAGCTAGATACTACTGTACCGTACACGGCAACGGTATGGGTAATACCATAACTACGGTAGCAAGTAATACGAATTTTGCTGTAACGGTAGTAAATAGTGGCGGTAATAAATTTGCTCTAAATGGTATAACTGCACCAACGCTACAGCTTGTAAGAGGAACAACATACACATTTGATCTTAGCGACTCATCTGTGTCTGGACACCCACTAGCCTTTAAGAGTGGCAACAATAGCTACACAGATGGTGTAACAAGCAGTGGTACTCCTGGTCAGTCTGGGGCAAGTGTAACCTTTGCAGTACCAACAAATGCACCAGGAATAGGACTAAGATACTACTGTACTGTACATGGAAATGGTATGGGCAACACTATTACTACTAGTGGTACAGCTATAGGACTAACTGCACAAGGACAAGCTACACATATTCCAACATCTGTATCTGCTGTATTAGATAAGGTTGTACCAAGCATAACAGGTCTAGCTTTCTTTACACTGCCTGATGTAAATGCTACTCTTGCACAAAATCTAGACGATCCTACTGGTGTACTCTTTCCGTTTGAAGATTTTGCATTTAACTTTAGCAGGTACAGAACGGTAACAATACTTCCGTCAACTAGTGTAGGCAATAGAACAGTTATAATACCTGCTGAAAATAGAACTGTAGTTGTGCGTCCTGTAAGAAGAAACAACGTAGTATACATAATTAACTAAGGATAAGATATGTCTTATAAATGGCCTGAAAAAGATTCTGATGAAACAGCAGACTTCAGCGTAGACTGGTCTAGGTTTCTAGGTTCTGATTCCATAGTATCTGCTGTGTTTTTTGTTGATGCTGCAGATGGAACAAAGACACAAGTATCAACTGCACAAATTGTAAATGGATTACAGTTTATAGCAGGTACTGTTTCTGGAAACGTGGCTACTTCACGTTTTGGTGGAGGTACAAATAATTTAAGATACAATATTACATGTCGTATTAATACTACTCAAGGTCTTACCTATGAGAGAAGTGTAATACTACCTATTAGGGAAAGATAAATGGCATATGATTTTCTAGGTTTAGTTAACGATGTTAATCACAGACTAAATGAGGTATCACTTACTTCATCAAACTTTGCAGCAGCTACTGGTTACTACAGTATAGCTAAAGATGCTGTCAACTCTGCAGTAAGACACATTCAACAAGAAGAGTTTGAGTGGCCTTGGAATCATGTACAATCTGAACTTGTACTAGCTGCAGGATCTATGAAGTACTACTATCCTGTGGATGCTAAAACAATTAACATGAACTCCTTTAGAGTAAAAAGAGATAATAGCCTAGATACAGGAACAGTAAAACTAAAGTCATTAGTCTATGAAGAGTGGCTAGAGAAGTACGCTGATGATGAGTTTAATACAGATACAAGTATACGTGGTGTGCCTGAGTATATTGTACGTACACCTAGTAGGGAGTTAATCTGTCATCCTGTACCCGATAAAGCTTACACTATAGTATATGAATATTACTCAATGGGTTATGATTTAGAAAATCCTTTAGATGTACCATCACTACCAGAACAGTATAGATTTGCTATAGTTGACGGTGCAATGTATTATGCATTTCAATTTAGAGGCGATACATCAGCAGCAGATGTTGCTCTTAGAAAGTTTGAAAAGCAGATAAAAGACTTACG